TTTCCAGACATGCCTGCTGACATTAAACTCGATGAGGCTGCAACCAAGGACTCAAGTGTTGACGCAAAGATTGAAGTGGTATTTTGTATCTATCCACGCAANGACAANCCACTAATCAAAGACGGTAAAGCAGCAATCTACACGCCCGAAGACCGTCCTGTTGGTTATCAATACGTGCTATTGAATTCAAGTACAGAACTGGAACAAGGCGGCTATTANCAGTTTCCCGGCATGGTGGTCAGGTGGGATAAGGTAGCAGGCGCCAAGTGGGGAACGTCACCGGCAATGCGGTTACTCTCCGACATCAAGCAACTCAATGAATTGGTAGCGCAGACATCTGAGGCACGGGCAAAGGCCATTGATCCACCACAAAAAACCACAAGTCGTGGTGTGGTGGGTGATCTGGATATGGAGCCAGGTGGTTTGACTGTCATGGAAGAAATGGATGAACTTGCACCGATTGAATCAGGTAGTGATTTTGTCCAGGCGGTTGAGGAAAGGCAAAGATTACAGGACGCTATTAACAGGGGTTTCTTTATCGACAAACTGGAGTTCAAGGACTCCCCGGCAATGACGGCCACCGAAGTCAATATGCGTTATGAAAGAATGCTGCGGCTAATGTCGCCTACGTTGGGTAGGTTGCAAACGGATTTCCTTGACCCGCTCATCAAGAACACGTTCATGCTGTTATTGCGCCATGACCAACTGTTAGAGATTCCTGAATCAATCGTGGAAATGGAACTGGATATCGAGTACACCGGTCCCATGCCACGCGCTCAGAAAGCAGAAATTGCAATGGGTATATCACAATGGTTAATGGACATAGCCGGATTGGTTGAGTTATATCCCGACATGGCAGATGTGCCCGATACCGACCAAGCAGCGAAGACCCTTGCTGAGCTGCGTGGTGTGCCTGCCAAGGTTCTGCGTACTGACGCGGAAATCAAGCAGACGCGCACGGAACGAAACGAGAAACAGGCAGCACAGGAAGCACTATTAGCAGCGGAGCAGGCAGGCAAAGCACTGGAAGCAGCAGGAAAGGGTCAAGCCGCAATGCCGGATGAAACGCTGCAATGAAACAACCACAAATCAACCGGGCTTACAGCAATTGTTTTGGCACCCCGGATGGAAAGATTGTATTGGATGACCTGTTGAGAGCGTTCAGCAGGCGCAATATTGTTAAGAAAGCCAAGGATGGTTTTGTAGACCCTAACGCGACATTGATATCTGTTGGGGAGTTAAAGCCTATTACGTTTATACAGGAGAGAATTGAAGATGGAAAACTGGCGCGATGAATTANCGGATGAACTGAAGACAAGCACCAATCTGGCAAAATACGAAACCCTGGAAGANGCNTTNCGTGGTGGTGATGAGGCAGCAAGCAGGCTCGGACGTTCAATCACGATACCAAGTGAGGATGCNGGCGATGATGCACGGGCTGATTTTGTCACCAANCTAATGGCAGCGGCACCCAACCTGACATTTCACCCTGACCATGCAGACGACCATGGCGAAGAGTTTTGGGAATTAGCGGGCAAGCCTAAAGACGCAAAGGACTACGCCCCGGCTGAAGGATTTGAAGGACTGCCAGAAGAGTACGTCGAGAACCTTCGTGGTGTCGCCAAAGAAGCTGGATGGACTAAAAAGCAATTCCAGGCAACACTGGCCGCATTTGCAACCGAACACGCAGAACAGACCCAGGCAGTCACAGAAGCGCAGGACGCAGATAAAGCAGTGGTCACTGGCAAGTGGGGTAATGCTGAAGACGGCAAGAAAGGTGCAATCGCTGCACTGGTGTCGAGGTTCGAAGACCCTGACCACAAGCTCGGTGAATTGAATGCAGCTGCCTATCTGATGCTGGACAATATCGTCAAGGCATTTACCGGCAAGGGGCCACAGTCATTCAAAGCACCGACTGACGCAGGCGGTCTTACCCCGGCCGAAATCAATGATGAGCTATCACAGATAGATTCACGGTTGATGAAGGAAGGAAACGCCATGCCCCGGCCAACACATAAGGCGTTGATGGCCAAAAAAGCCAAACTATTGCAACTGCGCGCAGCATAGGCGTATAATCTGATGGACACAACGAGATTATTGGATACCTGAAAAGCCCGATAATCTCCACATCGAAGCCCGGCAACGGATACCTTCAGTCAAACAAGTAATTTTAATTTGATGGAGGAATCCAAATGGCAGTTTCAATTGACCAATCCTTTGTTGACGGGTTCCGGGACGTACTCCGGCATCTATCTCAACAGAAGACTTCAAAATTCCGCCCCTACACCGACCAATACTCACCGGAAGCAGAAACCGGTAATTGGGATCGGTTGGGATTAGCAGAGGCCGCACCTAAAGTGCGCGGTGCTGCAACACCAAACTCCGAAAGAGTCTGGTCACGCAGGATTGCAGTAGCAAGCCCATTCAATGATGCTGAGTTAACCGAAGTTGAAGATCCGAGCATGATGCTCATTGATCCCAACTCAAATTTCGTCAAGTCATTGGGTTATTCAATGGGTCGTAGCATGGATGATCTGATCATCAATGCGGCTATCGGCAATGCACTGAATTCAGTGCGTGCGGGTGATGGTTCTAACACTCCGACCAATATCGCGCTCCCTGCGGGCCAGATAATTGGCGATTACACAGCCCCAATCTCGTTCGATATGGTGACCGAAGTTATTGAGAAATTCAATACCAACGACATCGATATGGATGAGCCGAAGGTCGCGTTTATCGGTCCACGCCAGATTCGTGAATTGATGAATCTCACCGAGCAGACCAGTGCTGATTATGTTCAGGCACAAGCCCTGCAACAGAACGGTATTGTTCCGAACTGGATGGGTTTCACCTGGATCATGTCCACACGGTTACACGCCCTTACACCGGCAGCAACCAACAAGGACTTAATCTTCATGACGTATGATGCGGTTGGATTCCACATTCCGGAAGACATCACCACGTTTGTCAAACGTGATGCAAGCGTTCAGTACGCTTGGCGTCCGTATTGCCAGTATACGGCAGGCGCTGTACGTGTCGAAGACGAGAAAGTGGTCGTTGCACGAGTTGAAGACTTAACAGTAACGTAATAGGCATTGGGGGAGAAATCCCCCTTTTCCTTTGGAGGAAGCATGCCAAAGAAAAAAGTCGTAAAGAAACCTTTGCCCCGTGACCAGCGCAGGAAAAAGGCAAGGAAGAAACATTCCATGAACCGGAGAAAGAAACGTGGGTACTAAAGTTGTTGCAACGCTTGACAGTGATCTGAAACCAGATTTTGTGGTCTCCACGGTTGCTGCTGCGGCATTCACGATCACGGATGATGATTGTGCCATATGGATTGGTGCATCCACCGGGTTGTCGAAGGTTGAATCTATTAACGCATTGAACAACTGCCTGAAACATATCAGGGAGAATGGTTCAGAGACGCCGACCGGTGTGAATGAATCCTATGCCGAGGTCGCATCAACCGAGAAGCGCGATGTAAACAGTGCATTCGACTCTGCCGCCGTGATTCCTGAAGAGGCCAAGGTCGGTATCTGGTATGGACCGGACTTCCAACCACACAAGGGATCAAGTCTCAGTGCCATTGTTCAGCAGTTGATACAGAAATACCAAGAAACAACGCAGAGGTAGGCCATGTCTGCCCGGATTGATGTAACCAACTANGCGCTGGTGCTATTGGGTGAGGGTCCAATCACGAATATTGATGAGGACTCAGACAAAGCCAGGACAATGCTTAGTCTTTATAATATCGCAAGGGATGCGGTAACGGAGGCGCATGAATGGTCGTTTGCTATCAAACGCTTTACCCCCACGCAATCATCTGGTACACCCAATTGGGGTTGGTCATTCTCCTATGAACTGCCTTCTGATGTTATCCGGTTGTTGCAGGTAGACCGTGACCGTGCAGGCGCACTCACCACGCAAACCTCAGACATGAACCGGCACCAGATAGACCANGANCTGGAGGGNCGTGTCATCCTGTGCAACGAGTCCGTAATACACTGCACCGGTATACGCAGGATTGAGGACGAAGGCATATTCTCACCCTTGTTCGTGGAGGCTTTTGCAACCAAACTTGCCTACCTTGCAGCCATACCCATCACTGAATCTAACCAGAAACAGAACAACATGGCAGCTTTGTTTGCGGCATCCATCAACGCAGCCAAGAGCCGTGACGGGATGCAGGGAAGCACACGCCGACTGAGAAGTCACTGGTTGCGCCGGGCGCGTGGAACTACAGGTTTTACGTGATATGCCACGGCCACAATTAGAAAAAACAAACTTCTCAGCAGGGGTCATGTCTCCGCGCACTGCATTACGCTCGGATAGCCCTAAATTTATTAATGCCCTCAAGTCCAGCGAGAACTGGATCATCACCCCCCAGGGTGGGATTATCTTGCGTGAGGGTTTTAAAAACATGGTCGAGTCCACCAATACCGCTGCCGACAGCAGAACATTTACGTGGGCTCGTGGCGGTTCTGTTTCTGACTATATCGTCCATGTAACATCTGTTGACATCCATTTCTATCTCGATGGCGTGGTCCAGACGGATATCATTTCACATAATTACTTACAGGCTGAACTTGAAGACCTATGGTTCACCAACTCCGAAAACGTCGCCATCCTGTTACACCAAGACCATCCACCGCTATATCTTGAAATAGCACTGGATGGCACGATAACCGGTGAAGAGCTACCGTCAAATGTCGTTCCTTTGGCCGACTACAAGGACACATCAAGCCCTACCGCAAGGACACAGGGTGATGCAGATTACTCACTCGACTTTATCAACGGCGTAACAACCACATGGAATCCCTCGCGCAACTGGACGCTGAGATATGACAATGTTTGGGCGACTGGTGGNCAGGGCAANATCAAGGAATTNGAATTCACCTCAGTCACCGCAACGCTGGCAGATCGGGTGGCCGAAGCATTGGAGTTCATCCCTGCATTAAGAGGGGCAGATACAACNATTCTTGTGGTNCCCGGTGGNGNNGGAACNGATTTCAATCTCGTTGAGGTCACGATTACCGGCGCACAGGGTGGCAAGCTGCTTGAACTGTTCTCTGCAAATGAATCAGCCGACCGATATGTTGAAGTCACGCCATCCGTTGATGAAACAGAAGTTCTTGAGCCCGCCTGGTCGTTTCCGACTTACGTCTTACATAATGCCGTCTATTACCAGTGCATAGTGCCCCATGAGCCTGACGCAACCAATGAACCCGGTGTGGGTGGAAGTTGGCCAACGTTTTGGGTATCGGTAGGCGCAACAAAACCGGTTACATTCGACTACCAGTATCCGACCGGTAACAACTGGTCATTGAGTGCGGTGCAGTATTCACCAGGCGACCGGGGATTTCCGACTGTTGGAGTTATCCATAAGCAGCGCATGATACTGATGGCGAATACCGCTGCACCCACGGGCGTATTTGGTTCACGCATTGGCGAATATAAAGATTTCACGCTCGGCCCCCAGGATAATGATCCTTTCTTCTTTGCCATCGATACATCAGACAACCCGGTCATCAAGTGGGCGGCGGCTCAACGCAGGCTTTTGCTGGGTACAAGTTCCGGTGATTACACGATACAGGCTCAGGTTACATTGACACCATCGGACGTAGATCCTGAAAAGCAGAATTCCGCACGCTCACACGGTACGGCACCAGTTACCATTAACACGGATGTCTTTTATATCGAGCAGGGCAAGGAAAAAATACGTTCAACCGGATACTCCGACGACCTCAACTCGCAAACATCAAAGGATATCAGCCTGATTGCAGAACACCTGTTGAATTCAAGGGTCAAGCGGTTGGCATTAATGCAGAGTCCTGAAGTGCTGATATTTGGATTAAGAGAAGATGGCTCACTGGTCGTCATAGCGTATTCACATGAAATGGGAACAGGTTCATGGTTTGAGTTTGAAACACAGGGTACGATCATTGATATTTGCGGGGCCTACAGTGTTGCCACCGATGAAGATGAACTATGGGCAGTGATTACCTATGATGGCAATACACGCTTCCTCCAGAAGATGCCATATCCAAAACGTGTGTTTACGGTTGCNGAAGAACCGACAGACCCNCACCTGGTTGATCAGGACATGGTTCATTTGGACGGCTGGTTAACCGGAACTATCACCGTGGGCGAGAACAACATTATTACAGGGCTTGAGCAGTATGAAGGACTTTTGGTTGCGGCCATGGTGAATGATGCCTATGCCGGTGAATACACGGTCAACGATGGTGCTATCATACTGGATGAGCCACCCGATGATGATGTGCCCAACTACTCTGGTACATGGGCGGTCGGTTTCAGATACGAAGGACTGGCAGAAACTTTTGAGGAAATACGCGGCAACCCGAAAGGAACCGCACTGGGAACCAAACGCCGCTGGAACTGGTTACGGCTTAAAACATTAAACTCTGCCCTGCCGAAGATCAACGGGCAACTTCCACCCGACAGAACACCGGCAACGGTTATGGGTGTTGCTGAGATTATCAGACCGGGCCTGGATGATGTTGGAATAACCAACCTTGATTGGGATGATGGCACGATCACGATATTACAGGATCGACCATACCCGACGCAGGTGCTAGGCTTCTATGGAGAATTTGGAATAGGAAATGCTTAAATGGACCCTTTAACAATAGCAGGTATCATGAGTCTCATCAGTGGAGGCGTATCCATTTTAGGTGGAATCACGGGCGGTAAAAAAGCCGGTGAAGCTGCACGGGTAGAAGCGCGGGCAGAGAGTGAAATCACGGCGGCCAAGCTCGATGAACTCCAGCGCGAAGAACGCATTTTGAAAGGTCAAACAGTGGCAAGTGTTGCCGGTGCTGGTGTGAAGGTCGGCATGGGCTCACCGATGCAGATATACGCAGAACAAGCGAGGGAATTTGCCCGTGAACGCGCAATCGTGGCAAAGGTCGGCGCAACCAAGGCACGGGCAGGATTACAAAGGGGGAGCATGGTTGCACAACAGCAAAGATTTACAGGGTTTGGGCAAGGTCTAAGTCAGGCCACTAACGCNTTCACGTTGTTNGCAGGATGATAATCCCTCGCTATAAAGCCCGCTCCATAGTCTCTGAGCTACAAGCTGGACGGGCGGCTCTGGTTTCTCCGGGCGAGGTTGCGCGTACCGAAGCAATCAAGTTCGGCGCTATTGCGGGAGGTGCTGCGGCTATCAGTGAGGCAACCAATATCATTGCTGGTGTGCGTGAACGCGCAAGGGTAGCAGAGGGCGCGGTCGAGCATAAGATAAACGAAAGCAACCTGACGGCAGGATACAAGGCGCTTTCAAATGACCCGAACCTGAAAAAAGACGTTCAGGATGATGGCACATCGACATCAGAGTATTTTGAACGCGAAGCTGAAGCCCTGATAAAAACCTACAAGGAAGGACTCAGCAGGATTCAAGACCCGGCAACCAGAAAACGTGCGGAAATAGTAGCCCGTAACAGGGAACAGTTGTTGCGGATTGATATTGCAGCCGATGCGGGTGTTATAGAGACGCGTGTTGCAGGCGATAAATTGTACACGGGGTTTGTTGCGGCATTAAGAAATGGTGACACACAAGGCGCAAGGGAGCTTATATCAACAGGGGATAACGAAGGTCTGCTTGATCCTGAATCAAAAG